TTGAAAAGTATAGCTTTTTTCAATAACAAAGGAGGCGTTGGGAAGACCACTCTGCTTTGTAATTTGGCCGCATCTTTATCCATTCAACAAAAGAAAAAGGTTTTGGTGCTTGATGCGGATCCGCAGTGCAATGCGTCCGCGTATCTACTACCTGACAAGCAATTGGAATCTATTCTCCTAGATAACGGCCACCAAAGTATTGACTCGTTCTATGAGCCTGTCCGGAAGGGCATGGGTTACTCCGATGACATTCCGACTATCTTTAGAAGTGAACGTTTTGAAGTAGATATCATCGTAGGAGATCCTAAGCTTTCCATTCGTGAAGATCTTTTGGCAACAGACTGGGCGGCCACTCGCAATGGTGAACCTCGTGGGTTCCAGACCACTTTCGCTTTGCGAGAGTTAATAGGGAGACTACAGGGCTATGATTACGTCCTCGTAGATATGGGGCCGTCACTTGGAGCCCTTAACAGATCTGTCCTTCTGGGCGTTGATAGCTTCGTGATGCCGTTATCTGTAGATATTTTTAGCATGATGGCTGTTAGCAATATTCTTAAGTCTTTTAAAAACTGGCGTGCGTCACTAGAGGGGGCTCTGGCTCGTTTTATAGAAGAGGAAGGGCAGCCATATAAATCTCGTGGTGTTGATGTGGCTTGGGACTTAAAGTTTGCCGGCTATGTGATGCAGCAATACACGGCTAAAAAGAAAGAGGGTGTAAGGCAAGCTGTAGACGCCTTCGAGAACATTATTGCGAAGCAGCGAGCAGAGCTTGAGGAGCTATGCGGCTTCTTTGGTTGCCAGAGCGAAGATGTGAATCTTGGCGAAGTACCAACTCTAAGCAGTGTAGTACCTCTTTCCCAACAAGCTCATGCTCCTATTTTTTCTCTAGGTGCCAAGGACGGAATAGTCGGCTCACACTACAATAGAGTGGAAGAGGCTGGTGGGTTCTATCACTCTATCGCGGCAAAATTCTCTCAAAGGATTGACGGATGATTCAGTGGGATGATGAGATAGTTTCTGCAATTGCCCGTAGAAGAAGTGTCATCATGATTGGGTCGGGAGTTTCAAGGAACTCGACCAATGCTGCGGGTAAGCGTCCGGATACATGGGTTGATTTTTTGAATAAAGCATCTGAGCGTGCGGGTAATCCTCGGGTGGTTTTGGAGTTAATACAGCAACGAGATTACCTCACCGCTTGCGAGATTATAAAGAACAGGCTTGGTGTGGACGTTTTTATAGGGCTAGTTCAAAGCGAATATCAGCGTCCTGGTTATATTTCGGCTGACATTCATAAGCACATTTATGAACTGGACTCTTCTATCGTAGCGTCTCCGAATTTTGACCTTATTTACGATACATACGCAACGAATGCCTCTCGAGGGACATTGATAAAGAAAGATCATACTAGCGACGATTTGTTGAGCTTTGTGTCGGGTGGTGAGACTCGTCTATTATTAAAGACTCATGGGACCGCTGACGCAGCCCATAATGTTATTTTTACTAGGAGAGATTATGCAGAAGCAAGAACTAAATATCGTCTCTTTTATGATTTACTGAAGTCACTGGTTTTGACTCATACATTTGTGTTTTTAGGGTGTGGGGTTGATGATCCGGATATAAGGCTTTTATTTGAAGATGTGCAGTATGCTTATGGGCGGATGCCTCTACATTATATGACTCTTCCAGAAGGTGAGGTTGACGAAGATATATTGTCAGTTGCTTCGTTGGCAATGAAAGTTAAATTTTTAAAGTACTCGCCTGATAAAGGGCATGAAGAACTAACATCTTCGTTGAGTGAGTTGGTGACACTCGTTGAAAGCAAAAGGGCGCAGCTCGCTGCTGAGCAAAAATGGTAAGCATAAGCTGTTTTGTGTTTGTTTCTTGATGTGGTCCGGCATTGGTGTAATGCCATGCCGGAATCGCATTCAATATAAGAATATTTAATTGTTATTTTATCTTGTAGGCTTAACAATTTCACCCACTCGTCGGTACACCTTCTTGGTCATTTCTTCGGTAGTGTGACCAAGCAGGCGACTGGCGTGAGTCAACTCGATCTCGCTGGCCGCTTTCGGACGAATGTCCTTGAACTGGAACTGACGAATCAGCACTGCCAGAGCTGAGTCACCGTCGGCACCTGCTTTGATGGCGGCTTTCTCACGAGCTTCGTCCCAGCGATTGCGCAGCATCTGCTGGCTCATCCGAAGGCCGGATGTGTTGGTGATAAGTCTCGATGTTTTTATGCCGCTGAGGGCCCGGCGTTCCTGCAGGTCATTGATAAAGGCGCTCAGCCCGGACTGCACACCTTCATCCTCCAGCCGTAGACGAAGTTTCTTCGCGGTCTTGCCCTGTTTGACCATCAGGAACTCGGCGTTTAAATCAGTGGTGGCCACTTTCAACACGTCGGCGGGGCGCTGACCGGTCAAGTAGGCGAGGTCCATGGCATCCTTGAGTTCTTGCACGGCTGCGTCATACACGGCATTCCAAACGATATCGCCGGCGTAATAGTCCCGTGGGGTCTCCTTGTTGCGGCGCACCCCGAAGCAAGGGTTGGCGTTGTTGGTCAGGCCCCACTCGCGGGCGATCGTGAACATGTGCGACAGCAGCGCGATTTCCCGATTCCCCCGGACCTTTGCTGTCCTGGCGTCCCGGTACTGCGCGACCACCTGGGGTGTTATCGAATCAATAGGGGCATTTTCAAACGCTTTCCTAAGCTGTTTGAGTTCCTTCATGTTGTCGGACTGGGTGCGTATTCCTTTGGTCGGGATGATCTCTTTGACGTACCTGTCGAACAAACAGCCCAGCAGATGGCTGGGCTTTGGCGGAGCTCGACGCTCCAGCCTGGCCCATTCGACTTTGGCCTGGTCGAGGTCGGCGCCCAAAGGGATTTCTTTGCGTTTTCCCTGGGCGTCCCTGCCGTTGTAGTAATAACTGATCCACGTTTTTCCGCTCTTGCGCTTGTGGCATCGCCGGATCATCCGTGGGGGTAGGTCTCGGTTTGCTGTCGATTTCTGGCGCATTGATCAGCTCACGTTTGCCAGGTCGAGCGTCCAGGTTTCGGCCGCCGGGTTCACGGCGGAAGGCGTGACGCCTGCCAGTTTCATTCGGGTATATACGCGTCCCACGATCGGCCGGCGTGCTCCGGTCAAGACATGTTCCCAGTGGTTGTCGATCAACCACTGGATTTGTTTCGACGGGATCTGGTAACCGGTGATGGTCGCCAGCTCTTCGTCAGCCAGGGTTTCGCTTTGGAATTCCATCATGCTGCCTCCCGCTGTTGCATGGTGATTTGCCATGGGTCATTTGCACGGGCCAGTGCTGCCATCGGCGGCGGGCTGACGCTGTTGCCGCACATGTGCACCTGCTGAGTCTTGGTGAACGGCATTCCGTCCGCGCCGTGGGTGATGATGTAGTCGGCCGGAAAACCCTGAGCCTTGTACAGCTCGGACGGCTTCAGCATCCGCAGGCAGATGTCGACGATCAGATAGGGCGTGCCCTTGACCATAACGGTGACCATGGCCAGGCGGTCCTTGGTGGTGATCGTCGGTGCCGGTGAATCGCAAGCGCTGATGTTCTCGGTGCCGTAGTAGCTGATCAGGAAGGCGGCAACGCGCAGGGCGCCCGCTTCATGCTCCGGCGAGAGTGTGAGTGACACCAGCGAACTCTTGCCGCCGCCTCCGGCGGTAATGGTCGGCGCCGGATGTTCCAAGCCCTGGCCGACACTGCCGCCGAATGCCCGCTCCATGAATGCGCTGACCAGTCCGTGGTGCAGGCCGCTGGCGCTGATGGTGTGGAGCGGGTCGTTCAAGTCGCGTGCATCACAGTTGCCGCGCAAGTGAATCAGGTTCGCCACCGCCAACTGCTGCTGGCTGCCGGTGTTGGTCACCGTGGTCATCGGTTCGTGGATGTCCTTGGCGTGGGTGGTGTTGAATCCACCGTTGGCCTGGATCATCACCGCCGTGCTGATGGACTGGCCGCCGCCGCTGGCTGTAACGGTACCGATCGGCCCGCATATATCCTTCACCCCGTGGGACCGTCGTTTGTTTTCGCCAGAACCTTCGCCGTGCCCGGCCTGGACGATGCAGGCCGATGCAACCGCACGGTGACTGCGAGTCATGAGGGTGCCGATCGGCTGGTCTGCTGATACCGGGTGTCCGGCGTACACCGGCCCACCGGCCCCGACCATTACTGGACTGATCAGTGTCAGCTCGCCACGGTTTGCGCAGGTCACCGTCGGCAGCGGCTCAAGCGGGTCATTGATGCGGTCGCTGCCCTGGTGTGTTGCCGGGGCAATGATCGGGCTGACCACCGAGAAGGCGCCGCCCTTTGGGTAGGAGGTGATGGTGCGCAGTGGTTCACCGGCCGACTGTACCGTCTCCCCTGACCAGTTGGCTATCGGCACAATGAACGGGGCCGCGCTGTCGATAACGAACTTCTTCATGCCCTTGGCTACGCGGCGCAGGGTGGCCGGGGCCAGGTCTTTCTTGCGGCCGAAGATGCTTTTGCCCAAGTCGCTGAAATCGATGCAGTCAGCGGCGGTCTTCCACTTCTGCTGGCCCTTGACCGGGTTCTTCGCGTGGGTTGGCTCAGGCCACACGATCGGCTGACCGTCGCACCGGGCGATCATGAAGAGGCGTTCACGACTGGTCGGCGCGCCGAAGTCGCAGGCTTTGATCACCTTCCACTCAACGACATAGCCCATGCCTTCCAGCAAGGCCACAAAGCGGCGCCAGGTGCGGCCGCGCTGCTTCGGGTCGGGAATCAGGAACTGCCGGCCCACCGGCACAACTTCACCAGGTGCTGCAATTTCGCCGCTGAGTTTCACCACGCGGCCGGTGGCCTTGTCGCGCTTGGCGATCAACCGTCCCCACTGCAGGATCTGTTTCACGTTCTCAAGGCTGATCACCCGGGGGCGCTTCTTGCCTCCCCACTTGAGGCCGATCCACGACAGGTTGCGGATCTCATGCTTGCGCGGTTGGCCGCCGGCTGCCTGGCTGTGGTGCGTGCAGTCCGGCGACATGTGGAACCAGCCAACGGCCTTGCCGCCGCACTCGGTGTCCGGATCACCCTCGAACACGTCGGTTGTGAAGTGCTGGGCGCCTGGGTGGTTCATGGTGTGCATGCTGATGGCTTGCGGGCTGTGGTTCTTCGCGACGTTCACCGCGCGGCCCAGGCCAATCTCCAGGCCGGTACCGGCACCGCCACCACCGCAGAAGAAGTCGACAACGATTTCGTCGTCCTGAGGGTTGAAGCCGAGTCCGTATTGGGTCTTAAAGTCGAACGGATGCTTTTTAAATGAGGTCATGCTGCATCCTCCGCGTTGAGCGGAGAAGGGTAGGCCGCGAGCCACATTTTTGCGGCGAATGCGGTGAGCTGACGGCGCTGTTTACTCACCCTTGAGACCATGATTTCTGTGCCGGGGAACGCCTGCCAAGTTTCGACTGCAAGTCCCAGAGACGTGGTGATCTTCGTCATCAGTTCGTGGTCTTCGCTGGTGCAGGCTGGCGAAGCGGCATGCTGCTCGCGGGCCAGGTTAACGCCACGATCAAAGCCGCGCGCAAAGGCTTTCTTGCTCGCTTTGATCAGGAAGAAAGCGGTCGCAATCAAGCCTACGAGCAGGCCGGCGACGATGATGTAAGTTTCGATTTGCATGTGCTGTATGCCTCGTTAGAGCCCGCCGCCGGACAGTTTTGGTGAGAGGACGGCGACGGGGTATTGCAGGGAGTTAGTTAGAACGTGGCCTCATAGAGCGGCACGTCGTTGATGGCGCCTTCGATCTTGGCGCGCACCGCGTTGTAGGCTTCCTCGAGCACCTTGTCGGCGCGCACCAGCTCGTACCACATGACCAAGCGGCCTTCCTGAATGCGGTAGCGAAAGCGGGCGGGCACGCAGAAGGCGTCGCCGCCGAGGAATGGCTTGAGCGCGATGAAGAATTCTTCGGGGATACGCAGTTGGCCAGCTTCGCCGGCGCGCCCGTCAATCTCTTCGTTGTAGGTCAGTTGCACCTGGCCGTTGTCGAGACGTGTGCCTTGGCGGAACGTGATGTTCTTCTTGGCTTCCAGGGTGCGGCTGATTTCGAGCATGTCAGCAGCGCTTGGGGTGTTCTCGTGCTCGGGGTGGTGGGTGATGTCCTTCACGTTGTCTTCGATGAATTCGGCGAAGGTGGCCTGGTCCATGCGCTTGCGATCCTTTTCCTTCCAGTTGCCCCATTCAACGGTGGTCGGGCAGCGGTACGTCGCTACATGATCGCGCCACGCGGGTGCGGCCGGATCGTGGTAGTCGATGACTGCCGCGAAAGTCCGGCCTTCGGGTCCGTTGCAAAACACTGCCGTGGCCAGAGTGGAAAAGCGATTCACGTAGCTGATGAACGACTCGGCATCGAGCACGGTGAGCTTCTGCTTGATGCGTGAAGGTGCGGGCAGCAGGTGTTCCAGGCTTTCGATGCTGACCCCGTTCGGTACGAGTGCCAGCGGCGCAGGGATGCCCGGGACCTCCATTGGTTTGCCGAGGGACTGAGCCAGGGTGACCAGGTGCTGTAGGGCTTGTTGCATTGGATGTGCTCCAGTGGGTTAAAATTTGGTGAGAGGTTGGTGGGGCGGGTGTTACTGACTGACCTGGCGCAAAGCTCCAGGCCCGGGTTCGTCCTCGACACTGCGCAGCGGGATTTCCTGCTGGCGTGGGTCGCGGCGGGTGATGTTGCCTTCGGGTGTAAGGAAGAACAGGGATGTACCGCGAGCCAGAACAGGCTCTTTGGTCTTAACGTCGGCCTTCACGGTCATCTGGCCGCCGCCATCAGGCTTGTAGGTGAGCTTGATGGTTAGATCGCCGCCCTTGCCGGTCATGCGGATGGCGTCGATCAGGCTGTGCTGGGCCTCGGTGAGTTCGTCCAGCAGGCCGCCGGCCTCGATGTCGCGCAGGGTGTCCATAAAGGGACGTGCTTTGGTGTTCATGTGCTGTGCCTCATTGGATGTGTCGCCCCTGGTCGGCAGAGGCTACCGTTTGAATCAGGCCGCTTGCTTCGTCGCTTGGGCGTCGAGGTAGTCGGCCAGGTCGTGCAGGTAAACGACTGGCTTGGCGCGGGCCGAGCAGTGCAGCCGCTTGACCACCAACGCGATCCGACCGGCCTTGATTTCGCTCAGCAGGTAGCGGTCGGTGCGGATATGCGTGAAGTACTGTTCCCGCACGGCTGTCAAGCTTGGGCACGGCGTGGCAAATTGACGCCGGAGTTGTTCCAGGGTGGTGGTCACGCGCGTTCCTCCCCATGCCCCTCCTTTTGGGGCACCAGCTTGAGGCGGATCAGTTCGGCGAGTCCTTCTTTGCTCTTGCCCTTGGCCGCTGCCAGGACGTTGCCCTTGGCCGCTGCCAGGACGTTGCCCTTGGCCGCTGCCAGGACGTTGCCCTTGGCCGCTGCCAGGACGTTGCCCTTGGCGTCTGCGACGACGGCGCCGTATGGGTATTCCGGGCACTTCACCGGGGTCACGTAGGCGACTTGACCGTCAGCAATCACTGCGTCGACGCAGCGGAAAACTTCGGCCAACTCGACCGACACGCAGGGCAATGACTCCAGCAGCGCGACAGCTTCGGCCGAGGCGCCAATCAGCGTGGCGCGACTGATCACCGTCGGATGGTTGAGGTACATCGGCACCAGTTTTAGGGCGCCTACAGCGGAGTTGATGGCGTTAGGCGTCTTCATGCTGCGGCATCCTTCTTGGTGATGGTGATGTCCAGCTTCTTGGCGATCCACTCAACGCCGGCTTCCTTGACCATCACGACGGCGTAATGCGCGGGCTTGCCGATCGTTGGGTTCCAGCGCACACGAGCGTCCGAAAACAGGTAGCCGCGCTCGCGGTGCGCTGCGGCCAAGTCGCCGGATGAGTTGATCACGCCAAGCTCCCGCAACCTGGTGCGGAAGGCGCGGGGCTTGAGCCCGAGCAAAGCGGCTGTTTGATCCAGGGTGCGGTTCATGGCTGCGGCCTCAGGCAGTGAGATGTTCGGAGTGTTGCTGGATGCGGCGAACCATCAGGAACACCTCATCCAGCGAGCGCAGGAACTCCTCGACCGTGCCGTAGTTGGTCAGCGTCAGATCATCCTTATGAGCAGCTACCCCGGCCTCGCTGACGTGAGGATTCACGGCTTGTGCGTCGGGCCGGAATATATGAATGACCGTTCCGCCGCGACGGCGAATTAGGTCTGCCTCATTTTCGAAGCGTACGTCGCTGACGACGAAGCCAAGCACGGCGCCCAGTGCCTTGGTCATGTAGTCAAGGTTCTGTTCCGCGAGCTTCACCCAGACATCTGGGTGCACGGTGTTGCGTGCCCACTCAGTGCCCATCGACTGCATCAGTTGACGCGGTGAGCGGTCCAGCCAAGCCAGTGGCTGCTCCTTGCGGTCGCCTTCAAAGTCGGAAGGGTCAAGGTTGAATATCGCCATCAGGCCATCGCGGAGCGGATCAGCGAATGCGTAGTGCTCCAGCAGGTAAGTGCCTACCAGGTGTTCGGCGGCCGTTGACTTGCCGGAGCGGGCACGGCCAGTGAGGCCAATCAGAAGAGGTCTCATGCTGCGTTGCCTCCCCATGGGCCCTGATCATCGGGGGCAATTGCTGCGGGGGCGGGTGCAATGGTGGCGCGACCCAGATTGACAATGACCAGAAGACCGGTGCTGCGCTGGATACGTTCTACGTCGGCGGGGCTGGTTGCCGCCGACGGATGAAGGTAGACCGGGCAGCGGGTGTTGCTGTGCTGTTTCGTTTGCATGGTGCGTACTCTTTGGTGAGAGGTAACGCTGCAAACGATACAAATACGTATTGAATCAGTCAATACGTTTTTGAATTGATTATTGGTGTGCGCAAAAAAAGACCCGTTGATTACGGGTCTGTTTGAATCCAGGTTGCTTAGAAAATTTCCAGTTTGGAGAAGACGACGCCGCAAATGATGGCATCGGTCCCGAGCTCAATGATTGGCTCCGGCCATGCAGGATTTAAGGGTTTGAGAAAGCGTCTGCTGCCTTCCATTACCAATTGCTTAAACGTGGCCTCTTGGCTATCCACAAGCTTTGCTATTACCAGTGAACCGTTTTCGGCGTCCTTAGAGGGGTCTACGAAAATGATATCACCGTCTCGGAAAGAGCGACGTTCGTGCTGGTTAAACATTGACAGTCCTCGTACGCGTAAGGCGTAACTTTGACTGCTATGGGATGCGGCGCACGGCAGCCAGATCTCCGCGTCATCAAGCGTTTTAGCGTCTTCGACCTCGCACCATGCCCCAGCTTGGACCCAGGAGATCAGTGGGACATATCCCTTGATGGCAGGTCCCGGCTCAACATTGAGCTCGGCAGTCGCGGTCGATCTGAATTGTTCCGGATCAGGCTCTCTTTGTCCTTCTCCTTTCCAAAGCCAGTTACTGGTGACCTTTAAGGCTTTTGCTATTTTCTCAACATTTTGATGGCGAGGGCTAGCGACAGCATTTGTCACGATCCTATGTATTGTCGGCTGAGGTACCCCGGAGCGTCGGCCGAGCTCGCCCTCTGACAAGTTCATTTCTTGCATGCGTTGGGCAATGCGATCGCCAATCACTTTTTTCTGCCTTGATTCATAAACGTATCGACGATTGTATTGAATCGATCAATACGTTTGTGTATTGTGACGATCAATGCGAAAGCGCATCGGTGAATCATATGACTATTCAACAAATGCTCGCGGAATTACTGAGCACTGGGTTGTCCCAGCGTGTCATCGCTGAGCGAGTGGGCACGACACAGCCAACTATTAATCGGGCAGCCAAAGGTGCGGATGTTCGGTATGTAACTGGGAAGGCTATTGAGTGCCTTTACTCCCAGGAAAAAGAAGCTGCTGGCCTTAAATCGGCAGCTTGAATGGGTGCCGGAGCTGGGGCCTCTCACCAAAGATCCCCCAGCCCGGCTACGACGATACACAGCACATGCACATCGGTCGTGGTCGTAGGATAGGGCGTGCCCCTTTCTATGGCTAGACCGTAAAAGGGGTATTTACGGTTATGAGTCGAACAGATCAATCACCGGCCGCTGGGCCGGTTCTTTCTCTGCGCAAAGCGATCTACCGCGCGGCCCATGATTACCGGGGCGGCGTGACCGCTTTGGCGCTCGACATGGTGCTCGATTACGACAGCCTGCAGAAGAAGGTTAAGCACGATGAAGAGCGGCGGTGGCTGGATCCTGACGAAATGGAAGAGGTGATCAGGCTGACCGCCGATCCTTGCCTGTTGGATGCGCTGGTCAGGCCGGCGGGTGCCGTTTGGTACAAGCCAATTCCGGTGCCGGCTACTGCTGATGCATTGAAGGCCGTCGGCAAGATGCTCGAGGAGTCAGGCCAGTTCGTGGCCTGCATGCACGACGGCGCCGCCGACAACATCTGGGAGCCCCACGAAGTCCTCCAGCTGGAGCAGCGTGGTATGGATGTTATCCGCGAGGTGCTGGGCATCATGGCTGGTGCGCGCAAGGCTATGGAGGGCGCTGACAATGTCTGATGATATCGATATCGCCAACGATGCTGCTGAACATTTCCGACAGCTCGCACTGGCGAGCCGTCCGCGCCCAACGTGCTCCGTCAGCGCGCAATTCTGTGAGGATTGCGACGAGCCTATCCCGTTACTTCGTCAGCAGACGATCCAGGGTTGTGCTACCTGCGTCAGTTGCCAGGGGTTGCGGGAGCGGCGGCGATGAGTGAGCAATCCACCAGCACAGCGATATCGTCCTGGGCTCGCCGCTACATTGAAACCTTTAACCTTGCCCTGGTCCCGATTGATCCGGGCGCAAAGGCGCCGAAGGGCATGGGCTGGAACAAGCCGGGCGGTTACATCACCGACCCGGTTGCCGCCGAAGCATTCTGGCAACGCAATCCAAATCACAACTTGGGCATAGTGCTCGGGCCCAGTCGTGTCTGCTCGTTGGACGTGGACGATGTGCAGTGGACGCGGTTTGTGTTGTTCGACCAGATGGGCCTCGATCTGGATGCAATGGCCGTGGTCTATCCGACCATCGTGGGCAATCCGTTGCGGTTCCGCGTGCTGTTCAAAATGCCGGACGATATCGAGCTGACGCGACACTCGCTTTCCTGGCCCAATGAGAAAGACCCTGACGGGTCGATTCACAAAGGGTTGATGGTGCGGGCGAAGGCCGCGAAAGAGCAGGGCGATTCTGTCGGTGAGGAGGCAGCCAAGGCCGAGGCCGACGAATACAAGCGCTTCACGGTGTTTGAGCTGCGCGCCGGCTTGGTGCAGGACGTGTTTCCGCCATCGATCCATCCGGGTACTGGCAAGCCGTACACCTGGCGCACTCCGCCGAATGCTGCTGATGGTCTGCCGGTGCTTACCAACGAGCTGCTGAACATTTGGCAGAATTGGGATGTGTTCAAGCGCAACGCCGAGGCCGCGTGCCCTTGGACGCCAAAACCGAAGAAGCCCGCCGCGAAACCTATCAAGCGGACTCCACCCGCTGACGGCAAACCGTCGGTGATTGATGAGTTCAATCGGTGCCACGATGTGGAGGAGCTGTTGCGCGCTCACGATTACATCAAGCGTGGTAACAAATGGCTGTATCCACACAGCAGCACCGGGCTACCTGGCGTCACGGTCACCGACCGTAAGGTCTATTCGCATCACGGCGCGGATCCGCTGGCCAACGGTCACCAGAATGACGCGTTTGAGGTGTTTTGCCTGCTTGACCACGATGGAGACCAGTCGAAGGCAGTGAAGGACGCCGCTCGGATGTTGGGGATGCAGCACGCGTCGCGCCCAACCCCACAAGATCTTCCCCCGGCCCCATCGGCGGATGCCAGCGAGCAGAACTCCAGCGCGGCGCCAAGTGAGGCCGCTCCTGCTGCTGACGGGGGGGCGGGGGAGGTGCTGACCTATGAGCAGGTTCTGCGACGTTACGTGCTGGTCGAAGGAACCACGCAAGTGTGGGATCTCGACAAGGCGCGGGTGATGAAGAAAACCGCGTTTGAGGCTCGCGTCGGCAAACCATTGGCAAAACAGTGGGTCGACGACACCAGCAAAAAGCTGATCTCGGATGACAAGGTCAAAGAGATCGAGCAAGCCCGCAAGATGGCCGGCAAGAAGGGGGGTGCGCTGAACCTGGAGCCGGTTGAACGGTACGTGTACATTGACGGAACCAAGGACGTTTGGGACCGGGAAAAGAAGCGGCGAGTTGCCGAAGGCGCGGTCAAGATGGCCCTCGGCGATATGTACGGGATGTGGTTGAACAGCCCGGAGCGGCGGGTGGTCGACGTGGAGAACATCGTGTTCGACCCGACGATGACCAAGGATCCCAACATTTACATCAACACCTTCGACGGGCTGCCAATGGAGCCGGCGCGTGATGATGCCGCGTGTGAGAACCTGCGGTGGCTGATTTCATTCCTTTGCAACCACGACCAATCGTCACGAGATTGGCTGGTGAAGTGGTTGGCGTACCCGTTGCAGCACCTGGGCGCGAAGATGGATACGGCGGTGCTGGCTCACTCGACCATGGAGGGCTCTGGCAAAAGTCTGTTGTTCGCCGATGCGTTCGGTTTGCTCTATGGGCAGTACGCGGCCACGGTCGGGCAGACTCAGCTCGAAAGCAACTTTAACGCCTGGCAAAGCCGCAAGTTGTGGGCGGTGTTTGAAGAGGTCGTGAGCCGTGATCAGCGTTACAACCAGGTGGGCAAGATCAAACACTTGGTGACCGGCAAGACGGTGCGCATGGAATCGAAGTTCATCAACGGTTGGGAGGAAGCCAACCACATGAACGCCGCGTTCCTTAGTAACGAAATTATGCCCTGGCCGATCGCCCCAAGTGACCGGCGAATGTTGGTGCTGTGGCCGATGGAGACGCTTCCGGTGGAGCGCCAAAAGGCGGTCGGCCGGGAACTGGAGAATGGTGGTGTCGCGGCGTTGTACGCTTGGTTGTTGTCCGTTGAACTGGGCGACTTTGACCAGCGCACCAGGCCGCCAAGTACTGATGCGCGTGAGCGGTTGGTGGCGTTGAGTCGGGCCAGCTGGCAGACCTTCCTGTTCCTTTGGCAATACGGCGAGCTTGGGCGCGATATGTGGGGCGCATGTTTGTCGACCGATCTATACGCGATGTTCCTGGAGTGGTGCCACCGCAACAAAGAGCATGTGATGAGCCAGACGAAGTTCTCGCTGTTCATCAGCTCGGAGGTGGATAAGACCCGCGCCATCCCCTGGACCGACGGCAGCAATCGCAAGTTCGGGGCGTTCTTCTTTCCTCGGGGGGATGACGCTTCCCAGCCCCCATCACTCAGTTCGGCCGATCTGGGCAAGGCGGTGGTTGCCTGGCGGGCAGCTGCGCGTCTGGCGGGTTGGAACGTCGATAACTGGGACCACATCAAAGCGGTTGCAGCATGAGTCCGGCGAAAAGTGTGTTGGGTGTGTTGGGTGTGTGTTGGGTTGGTTTTCGATACCCCACACAATTTCGAGCCTTCTATTTCGCCGCTTTCCGCCTGGTGTGTTGGGTGTGTTGGGTTTGGCGTTGCGCACGCGCATGGGCGACGTTATTTGAATCCAAGGCAGCAAGATTTTTTTCTTATGCGAGAACCATTAAACCCAACACACCCAACACACTCAACACGTTTGATTTAAAGCTATTGAATTTAAAGGGTTTTAGGTGTGTTGGGTTTGTGTTGGGTACGGCGTTTTTTGTGTCGGGTTGGATTTTGACCGGGGGAGCGGGGCGATGATCGAAGAAATTGAAGAACTGATGCAGCATTGGGGTAACCAGTTCAACCAGGTCGGTGACGGCGGCGGTCTTGGTAGTCCGATGGCGACGATTATGGAATGGGGCGGCTCTGCCCCTCGCGGCACACCGGGGTCTCGCGACTTGATGATGGCAACAGGCGGTGGGATGGACCACGCAGCATCGGAGGTCGCTGCGGCACTTGCGCAACTTGAGCGGCAGTCGGAGAAAGGGGCGTTGCTCGCGAAGCTGGCTCGTAATCGCTATCTGCCTCGCCCGGCGTGGTCTGTACGCTCTCAGTTGCCATTGTTGGGCCTGGGTGATGATGCGGATCGGACGTATAGGAATTGGGTCCACGCTTTGCACCAGCGGGTGCAGTTGATCTTGACAGTGCGTAGTGCGCCAGGTCGTGCACGGAATATGCGCGTTAAATCGCCGGCAACCGATCTGACGCGAGCGTCAACGGTACGGCGCATGAGACCTTGCTGACTGCCGTTCGTCTGGAGGGATTGCCTCAAAGCTGCGTCAAAGTGCGTCAAAGGTGCGTCGAGCGTATCAACCGAAAAACACCTCTTTTCGGTTTTTCCGGAGCAGGGTAAAAAGCCCCCACGATATGGAATTTGCGCCTTGGCGCTGACCTCGCACGTGCTGTGCACGCTTTACCCGGTTTCCCTAAACCGGTCACTTCACCCCGCTTCGGCGGGGTTTTCTTTTTCTGCCCAATGGGTGTCTGCAATGGAGTTATCAGCATGGGCGAGCCAGCAAGCACGGCTGCAACTGTTGTCGTAGCCGGCGGTGCCGGTGCTGCTGTAACGGGGCTGCTCACGGGGATTGATGGGCTAGCAGTGATCGGCGCCCTTGCCGGTGCGCTGGTTTTCTTCACCACCACCGAGGAGCTACCAGTTTGGAAGCGCGTCGTCTTCTTGCTGGTCTCGTTTGTGATGGGCTATCTGTTTGCCCCGGGTATGGCTGAGTTGGAATTGTGGGGCACTCGTCCGTTCAAGTACTCCGGGCCGGCCGCATTTGGCGCCTCGGTACTAGTTGTGACGGTTGCGCTTGCCATTATCAAACGTCGTGGTCTCGATGCTGAACAGCAGGGGAGGCAGGATGGATAATCAACTAATGCAGGAAGTGCTAACTCAAGCCACATTCTGGTTGTGCGTGGCGCTCTTCGTTCGTCTGTTTACCTTCCGCCGCCATGGCGCTCGCTTCCGGCGTGACATGAGTTGTCTTGCTTGGTTGGTGATGGTGGCTTCCGGCGCGGTAGTTGTTTACATCGGAAAAGGACAGTTGGTCATGCCTCGGAATTCGTGGCCGCTGGTGGTGTTGCTGGCGGTGTTGGTCGGGTCGGTTTGCCAGAGTTCGGGCAATCTATCTCGGGTTTGGAGGGTGGGTTGATATCGAGGGGCCAGGGTGGCGCCGTTCAACTTGACCCGCTCGGCGGCGCATCAAAATGGTGCGCCGAAAGTTGCCGGGGACCCTGGGTGCTTTTGGTGGGTACGGGGCATGAAACCCGCGGGAAAGCGTTAGCGGCTGGGTTTACCACGTTGGTTGACAGAGGTTGACGGTGGTTGACAGTCATAGGTTGACAGGAGGTTTACATGACCATTTTGAGCCGTACGGAATATGCGGCAAGTAAGGGCTGGTCCCGTCAGTACGTTGGTAAATTGGTCCAGCGTGGCCGTCTTGTTCTGACGCTGGACGGCAAAGTGGACGTTGAGGCAAGTGAGCAATACCTAGCAATGACTAGCGATCCCGCCCGTAGTAATTCACTTGGCAACGTTCCGCTGGTCCTCGGCCATCAAGAGCGAGAGCCGGCGTTTCCTCATGCTTCGCCGGGCGCGATTCCCACGGCTGCGCCGGACTACCAAAAAGCACGAACCCGGCTTGCGCTGGCCCAAGCTGAAAAGGCGGAGAGCGAAGTACTCAAAGCGAACGGTGAGCTGGTTGAGCGATCAGTCGTCGATGAGGCCGCTTTCGCATCGGGTCGGATGGTTCGCGATCTCCTATTGGCGCTGCCGCCTAAGCTCGCCCCAGAACTTTCTGCAATGAGTGATCCCTGGGATATAGAAAAACACCTGATGAAAGAGCTCCGTAGTGTGCTTGAGGATGCCGAGCGCATTTCCACAGAAGACTTTATTCATGCTGTAACGACTACGAGCTAAGCCTATGCCTGCCGAATATGCCAACGGTGCAGAGGTGTACCGCGAGGCGTATTACCGTGGGCTGCGTCCAGAGCCAGCGCTTTGGGTTGATGAGTGGGCCGATGAGTACATGCGCATCCCGCGTGATACCGGTGCTGCCGAACCAGGTAAATACCGTACATCGCGAACACCCTATGCTCGCGAGCCGATGCGGTGCTTGTCGCCATCGCATCGGTGCAAACGTGTGGTCACTATGGTGGCCTCGCAACTTATGAAAACTCAGATCGCCTTGAATTGGATCGGTGGTCTGATCCACATGGCACCTTCCAACATCCTCACCTTGTTGCCGAGTTTGGGGCTGGCCAAACGGGTGTCCTCGCGAATTAGCAAGACGATCAAGGCAACGCCCGTATTGCGGGAGCGTGTCGCCTCTAGTCGTTCGCGTGATTCACGCAACACCATGGACACTAAGGAGTTTGAGGGTGGGTCGCTGTACGTCACCACAGCGGGATCTGCTGCAAACCTTTCAGAGCTGTCGGCGCGCTACGTGTACGGCGATGAGATCGACCGATGGGAAGTGGATATCGGGGAGGAAGGTGACCCAATTGAACTGGCGGAGACGCGAGGCAGTACCTTCGGACGCAACGCCAAGTTCTACTTCTCCAGTTCGCCGACGATCAAAGGCGCCTCCCGTATTGACGATTTGTTCGAGGGCAGTGACCAGCGTTACTACTACGTGCCATGCCCGTCTTGCGGGCACATGCAGACCTTGGAGTGGGAGCGGCTGCATTATTCCCAGGACTTCAGCGTGGTGCATTACGAGTGCGCCGGGCCTGACTGCGACGTGCTGATTGAGGAACACCACAAGGGCGACATGCTCGCCCGTGGCGAATGGCGTGCCCATGCCAAGGGCGATGGCGAGACGGTCGGCTTCCACCTCAACGCGCTGTATTCACCGTTGGGCTGGACGGGCTGGAAGTCGCTGGCGAAGCAATTCGAGAAGGCGAAAAAGGCCCAGGCCAAAGGCGACCTTGAGCCCATGCAGGTGTTCTACAACACCCGTCTGGCTAAGGTGTGGGACAGCGCGCAAGAGCAAACCAAGGCATCGGTACTGATCGAGCGGGCGCGCCGGGAAGGGTTTTCCCTCGGTGCGATGCCCGCCGCCGTGATGATGATCACGGGCGCTGTCGACGTCCAGGCCGACCGTCTGGAGTTCATGGCGATGGGCTGGGGCGTCGGCATGGAACGCTGGGTCATCGACCACAGGGTGATCGCGGGCGACCCGTCAGACGAACGCACCTGGGCGGTGCTGGATGAACTGCTGAAAGAGCGGTACCGGCACCCTTGCGGTGTGGGCCTGGGCATTCTCGCGGTTGCCGTCGACTCCGGCGGTCACCACACCGACGAGGTCTACCAGTTCTGCCGCGTACGACGCTGGCGCAACATCTTCGCCATCAAGGGCGCGAGCAAGCCCGGTAAGCCGGTGATCGCTCAGCGGCCGTCCATGGTGGATGTTACCTGGAAGGGCCAGACCGAACGAGGCGGCGCCGAGCTGTGGTTTGTCGGTACCGACACCGCAAAGGACTGGATCTACAACCGTTACCCGTTCGAGTCCGGCCCAGGTGCGCTGCACTTTGCCAACGACCTGCCGGACGAGTTCTTTGCCCAGTGCGTGGCCGAGCGCAAGGTCGCCAAGTACGTGCGGGGCCACAAGCGTATCGAGTGGATCAAGGGCAAGGCCGAGCGAAACGAAGCCCTCGACCTGATGGTGTATTGCCTGGCGATGGCGCATTACCTCGGCATCAACCGGTATCAGGAACACGACTGGGACCGGGTACGGAACTCGCTGGCACAGGCCGGTTTATTCGATGAAAAGGTGGTCGCTGCTGAGCGTGTAACGGTTGCCCCACAGGCTACCGCGACACCGCAAGTGGCGCCGCAACCCGTTGCCCCGGTCGGCCAACCGCGACCCGCTGCACCCCCACAACGCCGCAGTTCCACCAGCGGTTACCTGAAGAGACGCTGATATGTCGTTTACCCCGAAGCACCTCGAAGCCATCGAGCGCGCCATTGCACGCGGTGAAAAGACCGTGCGCTACAGCGACCGCACGGTGGAATACCGTTCCATCGACGAACTGCTCAAGGCCCGCGACGAGATCCGCACGTCGTTGACCAACGCCGCCGGGCCCCGCTCACGCGTGGTTCGGCTCATGCATGGAGGCAAGGGACTCTAATGGCACGACACTATCCGACGCTGACCCGTAATGGATTCTTGCTGCCGTCGAACATCAAGGCCAGTTACGAAGGCGCGGGTGAGGGTCGACGCTCGGCCAGTTGGGAAGCCACCGACAACGGCATCAACAGCATCAACACCCCGGCTCTGCGTAACCTGCGGGCGCGTTCACGGGCGGCGGTTCGCAATGACCCGTACGCCTTCAATGTCATCGACAAGCGCGTCAGCAACCTTATCGGCACCGGCATCACGCCCAGGCCGACCACGGATGACGCGGAACTGCGCAAACTCCAGCAGCAGTTGTGGGAGGACTGGGTTGACGAAGCGGACGCTGATGAGCTGACCGACTTCTACGGCATGCAGGCCCTGGTGGCGCGCACGGTTGAAACGGCCGGCGAATGCTTTGTGCGGTTGCGGCCGCGCAGCCTGAGTGAGGGGTTAGCGGTGCCGTTACAACTGCAGGCGCTGGCACCCGAGTTTGTCCCCCATGACAAGTTCGAGACGGCCAAAAACGGCAACGTTATCCGCGCCGGGATCGAGTTCAATCCGGCCGGCAAGCGTGTGGCGTACTGGATGTACTTGTCGCACCCACGCGATTCGTCGTCGTTAAACGTCGGTTACAACCAGCTGGTGCGGGTGCCTGCGACGCAGGTGCTGCATATCTTCGAGCCGATGGAGCCAGGGCAACTGCGCGGTGTACCACGCTTGGCCCCGGTGTTGAAACGCTTGCGAAGTCTGGACAACTACGACGACGCAGTGCTGTTCCGCCAGGAGGTGGCGAACCTGTTTGCCGGCTTCATCAAGCGTCCTGCACCTGAGGCCGGGCCGCAGGCGCGCAACCCGATGACCGGGGAGCTGCTGGTCACCGACCGCGACGGCTTCACGCCCATGGTCGCCCTGGAACCCGGCACCATGCAGGAGCTGGGGCCAGGTGAAGAGGTAGAGTTCTCCAAACCGCCGGACGCCGGCAACAACTACCCGGACTTCATGCGGCAGCAGCTGATGGCTGCGGCGGCGGGCTCGGGCACGCCTTACGAGATCCTTACCGGCGATATGCGAGAGGTCAACGACCGGGCACTGCGGGTGGTACTCAACGAGTTCCGGCGCCGCCTGGAGCAGCTGCAATTCGGCGTGTATGTGCATCAACTGTGTCGCCCGGTGCGTGCCGCCTGGATGGACATGGCGGTTCTGTCCGGTGCCCTGGTGCTGGAGGACTACGCCCAACGTCGGCGCGAATACCTGCGCACACGCTGGGTGCCACAAGGCTGGGCCTACATCCAGCCGGTGCAGGACGTGCAGGCGCGGCGGATGGAAGTGCAGGCGGGCTTCGGTTCGCGCAGCGAGATGTGTCTGCGCAACGGCTACGACGCGGAAACCATCGACGCGGAAAACGCGGCCGACCTCGCCAGGTCCACCGATCTGGGCCTCAACTACACCACGCTTGATGCCATCGAGCCGATTGATGACAAGGAACAACCATGAGTAAAAAAGCGATCCCGCGCATTTATGACAAGGCTGGCAAGCAGGTAAAAGTCGCGGATAAAAGTTGGTACACATTCCAGGCCAGCGGTGAAGCTGAACAACAGACCATTGAGGTCTTTGTATACGGTGAGATCGGCACCTGGGGTGTCAGCGCTAACCAGTTTGTTCAGGACCTGCGGGCGATGGATGACCGCGTTTCCCCGGTCGTTGTGGCGTTCAACAGCATTGGCGGCGACCTATTCGACGGCCTGGCTATTCACAACGCGCTGTCGCGCTTGGGCGAGCGCTGTACCGGGCGCATTGATGCGCTGGCGGCCAGCGCGGCCAGTGTTGCCGTGTGTGGCGCTCACCGGGTGGTGATCGCGGCCAATGCCATGTTGATGATCCACAACCCCTACACCTTTACCGGCGGTGATGCCGAGGACTTCCGGCGTGTCGCCGACGTGCTGGACCAGACACTGGAAGCGATTATTGCGGCCTACAAGTCCAAAGCGCCGGACATCGACGAGGCCGAGCTGCGGCGCATGGTTAACGCCGAAACCTGGCTGACGGCCAACGAAGCAGTCGCCTTGGGCTTGGCCGATGAAGTGGGCGACGGGCTGAAGGTGAAAGCCTGCCTCGGGCAGGGCAGCGTGTTGCAGCGCTTCCAGAACGCCCCGGCTGAATTGCTCGCTCAGCTTGACGATGAACCGGATGTCGAGCCGCCAGAGCCGGATATCCCGTCGGGTCCAGCACCCGTATTGGACGCTGCCGGATTGGCGTTGATGGTTACCAAGGGGTGTGCGGCGGCTGGCATCAGCAACCTGGTGGACCCGATACTCGCTTCGACGAAGCTGGAAAGCGAAGCGGTAGTCACTGCGGCGCTGACCAAGGCGAAAGCGCTGCACGGCCTGTGTGTCGCGGCACGATTGCCGGAACTGACCGGCGAATTTCTGGCTGCCGGTCTGGATGAAGCTGCTGTCAGGGCGCGCCTGTTCGACAAGCTGGTAAGCAGCGGCGGCGGTTTTGAAATCAACAACAGTCTGCCGCTCGACAATGATCCGGCACCCACTATCAAGGCCAAACAGGTCGACAGTCATTCAATCTGGGCAAGCCGGCAGGCGGCGCAGAACGGAACCTCGAAAGGAGTAAGAGCATGAAAACTGAATCGATGCACGCGGGCGAGTTCCTACTGTCCGAAGGCGCTGGCAACATTTCCCGCGAAGCGATCAACGTAGCGGCAGGGCCTGCCCTGGAACCGGGCCAGATCCTCGGCCTGGTCACAGCCAGCGGTGAGTTTGCGCCTTATAAAGCGACAGCTGAGGACGGCACCGAAAACGCCGTGGCGATCCTCTACGGGCCTTTAAGCGAATCCGATGTTGTCCGGCGCGGTCGTGCCATCGTGCGGCTGGCTGAGGTCAGCGAGGCGCATTTGACCGGCCTTGACCCTGCCGCCGAGAAAGCCCTGAACAACCAGCACGTGATCGTGCGCTAAGACGCTTATCCCATTTATCCATCTCGCCGAGTGCGGGATTTTTCGTTTCTGGAGTGTACCCCCCATGGCCGATATCGCCATTTTTGAAGACGATGCGTTCAGCGTTTCCTCGTTGACTGCCGCAATCAATGAACAGGAATACCTGCCGGGCCGTATCAGCAGCCTCGGCCTTTTCCGCGAAGAGGGCATCAGCACGCTGACCGTGCAGATCGAGAAAGACGGCGACACTCTGGCCCTGGTGCCATCGGGTGAACGTGGTACTTCTGGCCTGGTGGTCGGCGCGACTAAGCGTCAGTTGATTCCGTTTAACACCGTACACCTGCCGGAACGCTTCACCATCAAGGCCGACGAGATCCAAGGCATTCGCGCCTTCGGTACCCGCAGCGAACTGCAGGCCGTGCAGGATGTAGTCAACAAGCGCCTGGCAAAGGCCCGCCGACAGCTGGATGCCACCCACGAATTCCAGCGTATGGGTGCGTTGAACGGGCAGGTGCTGGACGCCGATGGCAAGACAGTCCTGTTGGATATTTATAAATCCTTCGGCGTGAATCGCCAGAAGCTACCGATGGGCTTGAACAGCCCAGATACCGAGCTGCGCGTCAAATGCGGCGAAGCGCTGGATATGCAAGAGGAAGCCCTCGGCAGCGTCACCAGCAGCGGCTCCCGCGCGTTGTGCGGCAAGAACTTCTGGAACAAGCTGATCGTGCACAAGTCGGTCAAAGAGACCTATCTCAACACCATGCAGGCCGCGTCTCTGCGTGGTGATGCACGTGAAGCTTTCGAGTTTGGCGGGATCGTCTGGGAGCGGTATCGCGGCAAGGTTGCTGGCGTTGCGTTCGTCCATGACGACAAGGCACTGCTGGTCCCCGAGGGCGTCCCTGACCTGTACATCTCGTCCTTCGCACCGGCCGACTACATGGAAACGGTCAACACCCATGGCATCCCGTACTACAGCAAGATCGAGCCGCTGCCTTTCAACAAGGGGGTCGCCGGGGAAGCCCAGTCTAACCCGCTGCACCTGTGCACGCGGCCTCGCGCGCAGATCCTGCTGGAGATGTGATCGTGGCCTTCCGCGATCTGATCGACGACATCGACGAAGTGGTCTTCGAAACCCTGGGCGATAGCGCGCGGATCGAGGGCCGAGAAGAGCCGGTGCTTGGCATGTTTGCTGCGCCCTGGTTGCAGCCGAAGCTCGGCAAGCTCAATACCGGTTTGCGTGAGCCCCGGTTTGAGATCCGCGTCAGCGATTCGGAAGGTTTGAAACGCGGGCTAATGGTTAGCGTCGACTTGCCCGCCTTGGACGGCGGCGGCGATTACGACTTGCTGCAGCTGGAGCCGAGCGGCGACGGTCTGGTCGCCTTGATCCTGAGGTTACGCCCATGAGCATCGGTAGCTACGTCAAACCCTCGGCCGGCGGCGGGATGATCTCGATCCAGTCGTCAGCTGCAGATCTCCAGGCGTTTCAGGACTTCGCCAAGTTGGTGCCCAAGGCAGCTGCTGCGGCCCACCGACGCGCGATCAACAAGACGTTGGGCTGGTTGCGCACGCATATTGCCCGTGCAGTCAGCAGGCAGGAGCGCATTGCTGTCGCGGCAGTGCGTCAACGGTTGCGCAGCTACCCAGTGTCCGGCGGGGCATCGAGCGGCAAGCTGTGGTTCGGCTTGAATGCCATCGAGTCCAGCCGGATTGGCCGGGCGCGGCAAACTGGCAGCGGTGTTTCGGTTGCGGGGCGGCGCTATCAAGGCGCGTTTCTCAAGAAGGTCTACGGCAACAAGCCAGACATTTGGATTCGCACTGCGAGCAAGCACTTCAATGCTGATGATTATCCAGACAGCACGGTGTCACCTGGTCGCGGTGCAAGTTCTGGATGGGTCGCGGAGCATGGCAATCGTTTCCCGTTAGCCAAGGCCAAGGTGTCTCTGGAGCAGGCCCGTCCGCATTTTGAGACCTGGGTGCAAAAGGCGGATGAACGCTTGCTGGAGATCCTGAAGCAAGAACTCAACTTCGAACTACAGAAATACTTGAAGAGGATCGGTTGATGGCCGACGAACCTTTTAGCCTGGACCAGCTTTACCGGGCGGTCGAGCAACACCTGGTGAGCCATCTGCCAGGGGTTCAGACGGTAAGTGCCTGGCCGGACATTCAGGATCGCATCGCTTTACCGGCGGTCTTTCTGGAGCTGGCCGAGATCGAGCCCGGTACCGATATCGGCACGGGTGAAACCACATTGGTGTGTAAGTTCGAGGCACGTATCGTCGTTGATCCGATCTATCCTCTGCATCAGCAACAGGCGGTGCAGCTGGCTACGCAACTTGCGGTCCTACTCCGGGCTCAGACTTGGGGGTTGGAAGTCGAGCCAGCAGAGTTCGTTCAGGCACTACAGGACTGGACCCAGCCAGTGTTGGATGGTTACACCGTTTGGCTGGTGGAATGGACGCAGCAGGTGTATCTCGGCCCTGAAGAGTGGCCTTGGCCCGATCAGCCGCCTGGCATGCTGTTGTTTGGCTTCAACAACGACGTCAAAGAGGAATTTGTTCCTGCGGAGGACGTGTGAGCGGCTATGTTGCTGCACAACACGATCGCATGCTCGCCGGGGTGGTAAAGGATTGCTTTGTGGTGGCGGTCGATCTGGCTGCCTCCCCGCCGATGTGTCGGGTTTCGGACGGCGAATGGACTAGCGCCTGGGTGCGTTGGCACAGCATCGCCGCCGGCAAGGCCAGGCATTGGAGGGCTCCGTCTCTGGGCGAGCAGGGGACATTGGTCAGTGCCAGCGGTGACGTGTCACAGGGCACGTTCATTCCGGGGTTGTATGGCAACGCGGGTCCGCCACCGGATAACCGGGATCATGTGGAAGTGTGGCGGTTTGATGATGGCGGCTCGCTGATTTACGACTGGCAGGCCAAGAGCTACAGCATCACCCTGCCGAGCGGTACGGTGACCATCAAAGTCGCCAGTACAGAGGTGGTCGTGACGGACAGTGCTGTGAACGTGACTACCGGCAACATCAATCTGAAAGCAGCGGTGATGATTGACGGGGCGTTACACGTCACGAAAGGCATCACCAGTGCCGGTGCGATCATCGACGCCGGTGGCAACAGCAATCACCACACGCATTAATTTCAACCCACAAACAGCCCGCCCAGCGCGGGCTTTTTCATATCTGGAGTTTGCCTTATGAGTAAGTCTAGAACTGATGGCGATTCTGCCGAGGCCATTGTGGTTCCGGGGTTGAAGCCGGCACCGCTGGGTTTTCTCGTTACTGCTGACGCGGTTGAGTCCATCGGAGCAACGCGTGTTTTTCGCGACAAGGTTTTCACCTCGCGGACATTGATCCTGCCCGGTGGCGAGACGCTTCCTGTTGTTGCTGGTCGAGTTACCGCATGTGGTGATGATCAATTTGCGTTCTTGAAAGCGCATCCAGATCTGGAGCAATTGAAGGAGTAATCACAATGATCGGAATGGATCGCCACACCGGCCAACCCATTTCCGGCATCGCACACTTGCGGCAATCGGTTCCAGACATATTGGGCACGCCGTTGGGCAGCCGGCGGCATCGGATGGCTTACGGCAGCATGCTCCGGCGATTTGTGGATTTGCCCGTCACCGATGGCTGGAAAAGCGCCGTGCAGGCGGAAGTCGCCCGCGCACTGGGCCGCTGGGAGCCGCGTTTGAAGCTGGATCAAGTGCGCGTCATTTCCGTTATCAGCGGGCAAATTAACCTGAAGATCGTCGGGCAGTACCTAGGCGACAGCGTCACGCTGGAGGTGGCCGTATGAGTATCGTGGATCTGTCGTCGTTACCGGCGCCGACCGTGTTAGAGCCGCTGGACTTCGAAGAGGTTTTTCAGGAGGGGCTGGGCGTTTTTCGCGGATACATGGGCGGCAACTGGACTGCAGCGCTGGAGAGCGATCCGGTGCTTAAGATGCTGGAGGTTGGCGCTTACATCAAGGTCGGCAACCGCGCCCGAGTGAATGACGCCGGCAAAGCGGTATTGCTGGCGCACGCCATACGCGGTGACCTCGATCACCTGGGGGCCAACGTCAACCTCAAACGCCTGGTCATTCAAGCAGAGGATCTACTGGCCTTTCCGCCAGTTCCTGAAGTCAAAGAAGACGACGATGCGTTCCGAGAGCGCATCCAGTTGGCCTATGAGGGACTGACCACGGCCGGCCCGCGTAACAGCTACATCCTGCATGCGCGTAACGCCTCGGGGCTGGTGGCGGATGCCACGGCCGAAAGCCCCGCGCCTTGTTACGTGACGGTAACGGTGCTGGGATTGGATGGGGAGGGGGAGGCTTCACCGGAGCTGCTCGCCACGGTGGCAACCGCGCTGAATGACGATGACGTGCGGCCGGTGGGGGATAGGGTAACGGTTCAGAGTGCCCAGGTGATCCGCTACCAAATCAAGGCGATCCTGCACATGACCAGCGCGGGCCCAGAAGCTGATGCCAGTTTAGCCGAGGCGAAAAGTCGATTGGCGGCTTGGATCAATCCGCGCAAACGGCTCGGCGTTGAGGTGGCACGTTCCGGCGTAGACGCTCAGTTACACGTTGCCGGCGTTTCTCGGGTTGAGTTGGTCGGCTGGCAGGACTTGGCGCCGACCAAAGCTCAGGCGGCCTACTGTACGGGCTACACCGTGACGCTGGCGGCTTGACATGAAAAGCCTATTGCCGATCAACAGTACGCAGCTTGAACGGGCCATGGAGGCTACGTTTTTCGAGAAAACGATTGTCCCGCTTCGCGACCTCTACAACGCTGATACCTGCCCGGTGCATTTGCTGCCGCACCTGGCATGGGCGTGGTCGGTGGATCGCTGGGATTACCGATGGACCGAGGCGACCAAACGCGCCGCCATCAAGGCCTCTTATTACATACATGCCCACAAGGGCACCATCGGCGCGTTACGCCGAGTGGTCGAACCGCTGGGCTATCTCATCGAGATTATCGAGTGGTTCAACATGAGGCCCGAAGGGATCCCGGGCACCTTTGCGTTAAAGGTCGGGGTGCTGGACACCGGCATTACCGAGGAAATGTATCAGGAGCTTGAACGCCTGATCGACGACGCCAAACCGGTCACGCGGCACCTGACGGGGCTGGCGATCAGCCTCGAAACCCAAGGCGTCTTGAACATCAGTGTTGCCCTCTACGAAGGCGACGAAATCGACGTTTACCCGCCGGTTATGCGTGACATCGAGGTCACAGGAACCATCGGCGTGGTCGGGCGCGAACACTCCATAGACACCCTGGACGTTTATTATGATTGATGCGAATTCGCAGTTTTTCGCGATCCTCACGAACGTGGGGATGGCCAAGCAGGCCAATGCTGACGCGCTCGGCATTCCCTGGAAGTTCACCGAGATGGGTGTGGGCGATGCAAACGGCACCGACCCCATTCCCAGTGCGACACAAACCCAATTGATCAACGAATGGCGCCGCCGTCCACTGAATCAGGTGCGGGTCGATCCGGTGAACCCGGCGGTGATCATTGCCGAGCAGATTATTCCGGCTGATGAGGGGGGGCATTGGATTCGCGAAATCGGGCTGTACGACGCAGCTGGCGATCTTGTGGCGGTGGCCAACTGCGCGCCGAGCTTCAAACCGTTGATGTCTCAGGGCTCGGGCCGCACGCAAGTAGTGCGCATGAATTTCATCGTGTCCAGCACCGGCAACATCACGCTCAAGATTGACCCGGCCGTAGTGCTGGCTACTCGCGAGTATGTTGATCAGCGGATCATGGAAGAGGTGTACAAGCTCGACAGCAAGCCGTCGGTACGGGTGGCGACCACAGCGAACATTGCGCTCGCCGGCCTGCAGGCTGTCGATGGCGTCGCCCTGGTAGCGGGTGATCGTGTACTCGTGAAAAACCAGGCTGGCGCAAAGGACAACGGTTTGTATGTTGTCTCCGCTGGTGCCTGGGCGCGCACCGCGGATGCGGACGCGAACGCAGAGGTCGCGTCGGCGATGCTGGTCTCTGTTGAGCAGGGCGCCACATTGGCCGATACACGCTGGCAGTTGATCACCGACGGGGCCATTGCTCTGGGCACCACCCCACTGACTTTCCAGAACGTGACGCAAGGGTTTGCACCGATTAACTCGCCAGCGCTCGTTGATCCCTCAGCCAACACACCACCACTATTCGACAGTTCAAAATCGCTCGCGACGACTGAGTTTGTTGCACGTTCGGCAGGTAGCTTTGGCGGATCTATCAGCATTACAGCCAGTAGGGTGCTGACTGTCAGCGATATCGGTAAGCGCCTGGAGTTAGCGACCGGCGTAACCGTGACACTGCCGGCGACGGAATCCGTTCCCAATGGCGCGGCGGTTTTGATATCTGCGGGGCCACAGTCCGCCACCTCGCGTGTTGCTGTTGCCGCTGGTGATCAGTTGGCAATGAACAACTTGGCCGTGGCAGTTCCTTACACACTTTCTCCTGGCGGAGACTTCATCGCTATACGTGAATCCAACGTATGGCGCTGTCACTTCGGTAGCGAAACGCTACGCAATGCATTAATTTTTGCCGCTTCTTTGCAGGCTAACGGCTACCAGAAACTCCCCAGTGGCCTGATTATTCAGTGGGGCTACAGAACTACCAGCGCGCTATCAAACGTTTACACAACCGACGTAGTAACGTTCCCAATCGCCTTTCCTCAAGCAACCTTGTTCAGGGGTGGCTCATTTGGTTCGGGTGCAGATTCCACCTGGCTCTCCTACACGCTTGAAGTTACGCAAAATCCTCGAGCCTCTATGACTATCAGGGCGGCCAGTGGCTCACCCCTCGCTGGGCAGCCGTTCAGTTGGGTCGCCATCGGCCTTTAAGGAGAGAACCAATGTTTGCATCAAAATCCAATCGCGGCTTCTACGATGCCGAAATCCATGGGGCGAGTCTGATTCCTGACGATGCGATAGAGATCTCTGCTGAGTATCACGCAGAGCTGCTCGCGGGGGAGTCGGAAGGCAAGATTATTACCTGGGGTGATGACGGTCTCCCGGTGCTGGTTGATCCGCCGCCGCCCAGTGATGAGGCGTTAGCTGCTGTTGAGCGGGCTTGGCGGGATCAGCGACTATTTGAAACGGATGGTTCAGTTTCGCGCCATCGGGATGAACTGGAAGAGGGTCAAATTACCACCCTGACTCCCACGCAGTACACCGAGCTTCAGGCTTACCGCCGAGCACTGCGAAACTGGCCAGAAGCGGGTGAGTTCCCGTTGACTGAACACCGACCGCTAACGCCCCTCTGGGTGGTTGACCAGCTGCAATAAACGCCGCGCATCGAAGGGGCGTTTTCTTTTCCTCCACTCGCAACACAAACACCCTCCCGGCCTCGCTTACGCGGGGCTTTTTCGTTTCTGGAGCATTAGCTTTATGAGTTTCTTTCACGGCGTTACTACAGCGGATATCAAGACAGGCGCGCGCACTATTTCCTTGCCATCGTCTTCCATCATCGGACTTTGCGACACCTTCACCCCAGGCGTCCTCGGCGGCGGCACCGCCAAGGCCGGCGAGCTCAAGTTGATCACCACCGAGCGCGAGGCTATCACTGCCTTCGGTGCTGAATCGGCGATCACCAAGGCTTGTAAAGCGATCTACACGAAAGCCAAAGCGGTGATCGTTGCCATCGGCGTGCCGAAGCTCGAAGACGCGGCGCTGCAAACCTCGGCGATCATTGGCGGCGTTATGGCCTCGGGTCAGCGTACCGGCCTACAAGCCTTGCTCGATGGCAAAAGCCTGTACAACGCGCAGCCGCGGCTGTTGATTGCGCCGGGTCACACGGCCACTCAGGCGGTCGCTACCGCGCTTGATAGCCTGGCGCAGAAGCTGCGGGCAATCGGCATTCTTGATGGCCCTGGCACAACGGATGAGGCGGCGATGCTTTATGCCGATAACTTTGGCAGTCGCAACCTGTTCATGGTCGATCCGGGCGTTCAGTACTGGGACACTGAGTCCAGCAAGACAGTTGATGCGCCGGCTTCGGCCTGGGCGGCGGGCTTGTTCGCCTGGACCGATGCTGAATACGGCTTCTGGGCTTCGCCGTCTAACAAAGAGTTCACCGGTCTGACTGGTACGACCCGAGCTGTCGAGTACTTGGACGGCGACGAGACGTGCCGGGCGAACCTGCTGAACAACGCCAATATCGCGACGATCATTCGCGACGACGGCTATCGCTTGTGGGGTAACCGCACGCTGTCGAGCGATCCGAAGTGGGCGTTTGTCACGCGCGTTCGCACGCTGTTCATCCTTATGGATGCTGTGCAGGCCGGCCATAAATGGGCTGTTGACCGCTCGATCACCAAGACCTACGTCAAGGACGTTACGGATGGGCTGGATGCGTTCATGCGCGACCTCAAAGCCCAGGGCGCGATTATCAATTTTGAGGTGTTCCCGGACACCGAGCTGAACACTGCCAGCCAGATCGCCCAGGGCAAAGTTTATTGGCGCATCCGCTTCACCGACGTGCCGCCGGCAGAAAACCCGAATTTCCTTTTCGAAGTCACCGATCAGTGGATGACCGAAGTTCTTGAAGCAGCCTAAGGGGCCTAGTCAATGATTCCTCAAACCTTGTTTAACACGAACCTGTTTGTCGACGGCGTGAACTTCGCTGGCGACGTGCCGAGCCTTACGCTGCCCAAGCTGACCACCAAGACTGACGAGTATCGCGCTGGCGGCATGGCCGGTGCGATTGAGATGGACCAAGGCCTGGAAAAAATGGAGGCGTCCTTTGTTACCAAGGGCGTGCGCCGCGAGTCGTTGAAGTACTTCGGTCTGGCCGATGGCACCGCTTTCAATGCGACGTTCCGGGGTGCCTTCAAGGGGCAGAAAGGTGCCGTCACGGCGGTTGTCGCTACCCTGCGCGGTCGCCTCAAGGAGCTCGACCTGGGGGACTGGAAAGCCGGTGACCCTGCCGAGATCAAGCACGCCGTGGCAGTCGCTTATTACAAGCTCGAAATCGACGGGCGCCTCATGTACGAAATCGACATGGTCGCCGGTGTTCAGGTGATCGACGGCAAAGACCAACTCCTTGAAGTGCGCACCGCACTCGGCCTCTAAGGGAATAGATCCAAATGAATAAAGCAACGTCCAAAGCAGTACCGGCTTGGCTATCACTCACTGCGCTTGCAGCCGTCGTAACGCTCACGCGACCTAGCAATGCCAATGGCGTTCTGGTCGAAACATTGACCTTGCGGGCCCCGCTGGTACGGGAAGTGCGAGCAGCCGACCGCGCCTCTAATGGCGACGAAGAACAGCGAGAACTGATGTTGTTTGCTGGTTTGGCTGAGGTGGGTGTTAAGGATCTTGAAGGCCTGAAGCTGGCGGACTACCGCCGTGTTCAAGCCGCTTACGCACACTTGGTGCCGGATACCGACTATTCGGAATCAATGCCGTCGTGGCTGTCGGTCAACACTGATCGCGCCCAGGTCACCCTGACCTGCCCAAGCGAAATCAATGGGGTATCGGTTGATACCTTGGTCCTGCGCTCCCCGACAGTGGGCGATGTGCGCGCGGCTAATCGTGACGCGGGCGGAGATGACGAACAGCGTGAATTGATTTTGTTTGCCGCGCTTGCCGGTGCGCCTGTCACGGACCTGGAGGGCCTGAAGCTGGTGGATTTTAACCGTCTGCAGGCCGGCTATTTTCGTTTGGACCAAGACGACGGGGTTTAACCCTCACGTCATAAAGATGGCCGCGAAACGTCTGGCGGCGGAAACAGGATTTTCCGCTGCTGAGATTTTGTCGATGCCCTTTGCAGAAATGGTGTGGTGGCTCACGGACTGAGCCGCCTTCGATAAGGCTATCCAAATGAGGGCCGTGACATGGCGAACAAAATCGCCCTCGGGCTGATGATCGGCGGCGCCGTCAGTTCGACTGTCGGTGCTGCGTTTAAAGATGTAACGGGGCGCATCAAGCGTCTTGAGGCGGAAGGCAACAAGGCGCGTGTCCTGCAGCGCACTATCGGTGACACCATTCGCCTGCGCGACGAGTGGAAGAAAGCCCACGACAGCGGATCACAGGGCGCGACCAAGTTGTTAGGCCGGTTGAATTCCAACCTCGATAGTTTGAAAAAGCAGGGAATCGAGGTTGGCCGACTGGAGAAAGCCTATCGCTCTATGGGGCAGACAGCCATCAAGGCGGAGCTCAAAGCCAAGGGGCATCAGCAGATCGATGCTGGTAAGACTGGCATGAAAAGCGCTGTCGGTGCCGCTGTCGTCGGTGTCGGCATGCTGGCTGTTCCGACCAAGGTCAGTGCGGATTTTGGGGCCATTGTTCGTGATATCGCGATCAAGGCCGGCATTGCCAACAAACCGCAAGAACAGGAGATGTCGCGCAAGATCATTGATACGTCGCGCGACACGGGCATGGCGCGTAACGATGTAGCCGATGTGGTCAACCAATTGGTTGGCGCCGGCATGGATTTGAGCAAGGCCCTGGAATATGCGCCAGTCGCGGCCAAGTTCGTCGTGGGGCAAGGGTCGAGCGGTGTTGATACAGCAAAGATGATCAACGCACTGGGGCAGAATGCCAGGATCACAGATCCTAGGCAGATGCAGCAGGCCCTGGAAGCAATTGCCTACCAAGGGCAGGCCGGTAGCTTTGAAGCGGCCGACATGGCCAAGTGGTTTCCTGAGCTGTTGGCGAACATGGGTAGCCTCGGCATTACCGGCATGGATGCGGTTACACAGTTGGGTGCCATGCTGCAAGTGCAGATGAAATCTGCCGGCGGCGCCGATGAGGCGGCAAACAATCTCAAGAACTGGATGGGCAAAATCGGCTCTGGCGACACCGTCAAGGCGTATGCAAAGGCGGGCATTGACTACAAAGGGTCGATGCAGACCGGTTTGCAAAACGGTATGTCCACCCTTGAAACCAGTATGTCGCTGGCGCAGAAGTACATTCAGGCCACGGATCCAAAGCGCGCGGCGGCGATGGCTGAGGCGACGGCGAAGATCAGCAAGGAGTCGGACCCGGAGAAAGCCAAGGCCATGATGGCCTCGCTGGAGGAGTCACTGCGCACCGGTGACCTGTTCGCTGACATGCAGGTAAAGGCTGCGCTTTCTGCCTATATGCAGAACAAGGCGCTGTACAGCCAGCTTAAAAACGATTCGCGCGATGCAACGGGCATTCTCGACAAGAACCTCAGCGAACGACGTGAGGCGTCGTCGCAGAAGTGGGCCGAAATGGCCCAGTCAATGGATGACGCCATGCGCAGCGTCGGGGACGCCCTGCGCCCGGTCACAGATACCGTGGCGCAAGGACTGACCAAAGTCACCAGGGGCATTACCTCGCTGTCTGACAGCGCGCCAGGTGTGGTGACGGCTATCGCGGCGGTCGGGGGAGGGTTTGTCGCGCTCAAGGGGCTGCTCAGTTCGTTCAAAATCGCTAAAGGTTTGCTCAACGTCGCGCGGGGATCGTTGGGTGGCAAATCCGGCGAAGTGCAAAAGGTCTTTGTGACCAACTCCAAGGATGGCGCTGGGGGAGTCGGAAAGGGCGGCGAGGCGAAAGGTAAGGCCGGCAAGGCCCTGTCGTTAGTTGAGACTGGGCTCAAGGCAGTAGCCGCTCTCAAGGGTGAATCGGTTGATGGTGAGGGAAAGAATGAGAGTAAGACCGGTAAGTTAGACATCGTCGCTACTGGCCTCAAAGTGGTTTCGCTGGCTAAAGAAGCGGTATCTGGCGATGACAGCGCGGGAAATGACGATGCTGCGTCGAATGGCGACGGCGTCCAAAAGGTCTTCGTCGTTAACTTGAATGCCATGGGGGCCCCTGGGGGGCCAGGTGAAGCCCGCCGACGTGGGCGCGGTTCAAGACGTAATATGCCGCGACGTCGGCCGACCTCGCTGCGTGCTCGGATGCCGGCTCCGCGTCCACCGGCACCACGGCCTGCAGCACCGACTCCGCGTACTCCGGTGCCACGGCCTGCAGCACTGGCTCCGCGTCCGGTGCTGCCACTGCCTGCAGTACCGGCTCCGCGTCCGCCGCTGCCACTGCCTGCAGCACCGGCTCCGCGTCCGCCGCTGCCACGGCCAGCAGCATTGGTCCCGCGCCCGGCGGTGCCACTGCCTGCAGCGCCGGCTCCGCGTCCGCCGCTGCCTCGGCCGGCAGTACTGGTCCCGCGTACGCCGGTGCCACTGCCTGCCGCACCGGTTCCGCGTCCACCGCTGCCACGGCCTGCGGTACCGGTACCACGTCCGCCTATTCCACCAGTCTCTATTTCAAGCGGGGCGATAGCGAAACTGGGCGGGGTTGTGCAAGCGGTCGGTAAGATCGGTAAAGCCGCCAAGGCAATACCTGGTGGCTCGCTCATCGAGGCCGGCGCCATGGCCTTTGACACCTATGAGAATGCTAAGACCAAGGACGAAAAGGCCGAGGGTTATGGCGCTGCCGCTGGCAATCTCGCCGGCACCATGGCCGGTGCTGCTGCAGGAGCGGCTATTGGCTCGGTGGTGCCTATCATCGGCACCGCTATTGGTGGGCTGGTAGGCGCTTACTTAGGCAGCATGGGTGGTTCGGCGCTGGGCGGTGCTGCAGGTAAGTCGTGGTTCGGAGGGGAGGACGAAAAGCCCGCGCCGCCGGTAACGCCTTTGTTGATGGCGCCTCGACCGGGCCCAGCCATTCCAAGCTTGGCCGCCATGGGCAAGTCATTCAACCGGGCAGACGGTTCGGGTGCATTGCTGATGGCGCCTTCACCGCAAGCGCCAATCCTGGGTGATGTAGCACGGTCTCTAGCGGTGTCGGCTCCGACCAAGCCGGCGGCTGTAGCGATCCAGCCCAAAGAGCCGGAAAAGCCTGTCCCGACCAAAGTGGAACAGCAGTTTCAGTATTCGCTGAACATGCCGGTTAACGTGCAGGGGGATGTGAAAGACCCGCAACGCCTGGCGCAAGACCTCATGCCGCACATGCGGCTAATGATGGCTGATGCGGCGAAACAAAACGCCGCAAAGCTGTACGACGAACCGCACCTGTAAGGAGGGCCTATGGCTTATATGGAACAGATGCAGTCGGGCTTCAAGTACCTGGTTGACGCCGGGGAGGCTGGTAGACGTAGTGCTGAGGGCATGCTTGGGCCCGTCAACGGTGCAATAAGGGAGATAGCGGGTGCAGCGGCCGAGCTGGAAAATATCCCGTTCGTGGGACCTGCTGTCGGTGCCAAGCTCCAGCGGGTGATGCGCGGCGTGGATGCGGCACAGGCCAAGGCCGGCCAGGTGCTGGCTGTGTACAGCCGTGCGACACGGGGCGCCGCCGAAGTGCAGGAGCGAATGGGGGCGTTGAAGGAGCAGGCGGGAAAAGCTGCGACGGCGATCAACAAGGTCGCCGGAAAGGTTAATCCCTCGTTGGCAAACATCGTGCCCACCAGCGCATTTGCCGTGGATGCCACGCCGGCACCCGAAGCGGTGAAGCCATTTCCGCACCTGCTGATCATCCAGCCCAGGGATCCTAAAATTCAGCCGTACTACTTCAACTTGGATACAGCGGCCTTCGACGAATTGAGTCGCTCGACCGAATTCCGCTGGGCGTCACAGGAGCGGCTATCGCGGCGCCCGGCGCAGCAGGCCGTGGGCATGGGCGAAGAAAAGCTCACACTCAAAGGTACGATTTATCCCGGCTTCAAGGGGGGGCTCAAGCAGCTTGACACGTTACGCACCATCGGTGGGCGGCTGCAACCGCTCACTCTGACCACGGGTTATGGCGAGGTGATTGGCACCTGGTGTCTGAAGTCGATCAACGAGGAGCAGGGCGCGCTGCTGCACGGCGGTATTCCGCGTAAACAAGTATTCACTCTGGAGTTCACGCGCTATGGCGACGACATGCAGAACGTCTGACGGTGACATGCTCGATGCTATATGCAATAACGTTTATGGGCACTTGAACGGCAGCGTTGAGGCCGTGCTGGATGCCAATCAGGGCTTGGCAGACGAGCCCCAGCCTTTCCGCGCTGGTGTGGTGATTCTGCTGCCGGATCTGCCAGCCCCGACCGAGGAAGGGATTAGCTTGTGGGACTGACTCCGAACGGCACAGCCTGCAGCCCGTTGCGTTAAGCGAAAAGAAACTTTGTATTCAGCCCGCCCTGTGCGGGTTTTTCTTTGGAAAAAACCATGACCCCCACTTTTCGTATCGTTGCCGACGGTGCCGATATTACGTCCAAGATCAATGATCGACTGTTGTTACTTAGGACTTCTGACAAGCCGGGTATGGAGTCCGACGAGTTCGAATTGCGTATCGATGACCGCGACGGCCAGGTGCAGTTGCCCCGGCGCGGTAGCTCAATCGAGATTCACCTGGGCTATGCCGAAACGTCTTTGATGCGCCTAGGGCTTTACGCGGTCGACACGGTCGAAGTTTCCGGCCCGCCGGACACGATTGTGATCAAGGGTAAAGCCAGCGATATGCGCGGCAGTGGTAAGACTATCCGCAGCGGAAGCTGGGAGGATGCGCCGTTGTCGAAGATCGTGGCCGACATCGCGGCTCGAAATGGTTGGCAGGCAGGCTGTCCGGTGGCGACGAAGGTCGCTCGTGTGGATCAGCTCAACGAGTCCGACTTTAATTTCATCACGCGCCTGGCTAAGCAATACGACTGCACGGCCAAGGTCGCAGATGGCAAATTGTTGGTGATGCCACGCCAGGGAGGGCAGACAGCCAGCGGCAAAACGTTCGGGGCGATCACGCTGACCCGCAGCGATCTCAGTCGCTGGCAATTCAGCTTAGGGGATCGCAATTCGCATAAGGCCGTGGCGACTAAGCATCAGAACAAAAAGGACGGCAAATTGGCGGTGGTCACCATCGACAACGATGACGCTCCGGACGGCTTGCCGGCGGTGCACACGGATCGGCATATCTATCCGAACAAGACTGCTGCTGAATCAGCAGCCAAGGCAAGGTTAGCGGCATTCAATCGCTCGACCGCCGACGTGCGTTTCGAGATGCCTGGCCGGACTGACATTTTTGCCGAGCGCCTGATCAACGCCCAGGGCTTCAAGGTCGGGCTGGATGGCGAATACCTGGCAGATTCAGTGGAGCAGGTGTTTACCCAGTCTGGCTGGTCGACCACGGTCGAGTGCAATGCCGGCAAGCAAGGCAAATCCAAGGGTAAGAAAAAGAAGGAAACGAAGCCGCTCAAGGTCGTGAGCGTCGAGAAGCTGTAATGCAATCCACCGCCGCCTAAGTGCGGTATTTTTTTGTCCGGAGTTTTTATGACCATCACTGAACAACAGCTACAACGCATCATGCCAAACGCCCGCCGCCAAGCGGGCGTTTTTGTATCTGCCCTGAACGCGGCAATGGCGCATCGGCAGATCAATACACCGAAACGCCAGGCAGCTTTCCTCGCGCAGCTTGGTCACGAGTCCGGTCAACTGCAGTACGTCCGCGAACTGGGCGGGGATGAATACCTGAGTAAATACGATACCGGCACTCTGGCTGCCAAGCTTGGTAATACCCCGGCTGCAGATGGTGATGGTCAGCGGTATCGCGGCCGAGGGTTGATCCAGGTCACCGGGCACGATAACTACCTGCGCTGCAGTCTGGCACTGTTCGGCGATGAGCGATTGTTGCGCACCCCCGAGCTGCTCGAGCAGCCGCAATGGGCGGCAGAGTCGGCGGCGTGGTTCTGGTCTGTAAACGGGCTTAATGCGCTCGCGGATCAGGACCAGTTCAACACCATCACTCGCCGGATCAACGGCGGCCTTAATGGCCTGGAGGATCGGCTGCAGTTGTGGGCCAGGGCGAGGGCGGTGATATGCGTCTCTTCGATCTGATTCCCGCGCAGTTCCGTATCGCCGCTATCAGCTTGCTGTTAGTGGTGGTGGTCGCAGGATCTGCAGCATTGGCCTGGACTGCTCAGGACTGGCGTTATGGCAGCGTGCTGGAGCGGCAAGCCCGCCTGCAGGCGGACACCCTCAACGAAATATCCCAAGCGTCTGCTGCTCTGCAGCGTACCGAGCAGGACAAGCGCCGTGCCCTGGAGCTCCGCCTGCAGAACAAAGACGAAACCCACTACAAGGAATTGACCGATGAGCAAATCAAGCAGGCTCGTCTGCGTGATCGCCTGGCTACTGCTGATCTGCGGCTGTCAGTCGTACTCGCCGCCACCGAAACCACCGGCAGCTGTTCAGTGCCAACCACCACCGCCACCGGCCGCGTGGTTCATGGCACCACAAGAACCCAACTTGACCCAGCGCATGCTCAACGAATTATCGGAATCACCGATGCCGGCGACCGAGCATTGATCGCCCTGCGGGCCTGTCAGGCTTACGCAAAAGAAGTTTCTACACCGAAATAAAAGGAGCGGCCGGGCAGGATGCGTCAACATCCAACCCGGCCACCTTCCCCGCAGATCGTCCCTGCAAGTCCAGCCAAGGCTCCTGCTTCGTGCACAAAGCGGAGCGAGCCTAGCACTGTTTATTCATACAGCAAAGGTCTTGCTTTTTT